TCAATCAGCGGCGCCACACCCTGCCACACCTTCGGCCGCTTCATCACTCACGAGCAGCTTCGTGCCGATGCCATCCCAGTTGATCCTTGCTACCGTCTGGCGCGACAGCCTCGCCCGTTCGGCGTTGCGTGTGTAGATCTTCGACGTTTTCGCATCGCGCCAGCCGAACATTGCTTCCATCATGCTATCCGTCGCCTCATTGTGAGCAACGTCTGTGGCCAGCCCCTTGCGCACTGAGTGCGATGTCAGGTGCGGCATCCCGGCCTGGCGCCACCAATCCGACACTCGATTGCCGAGCCCCTTGATGGAGAACGGCTTTCCATATTCCGTGACGAGGTAGGTGAGGGCGGTTACCTTGTGACGCGCGAGGACGCCTTCGAGGATCGGGTGGATCGGAACCACGAGATCGGTCGGTGTCCGGTTGCGGTTTTTGAAGAGCCGGAGCCGAAATTCGTCGCCGCGGCGATGCTGCGGGCCAAGTACCGATAGGTCGGAAACACGAAGCCCGGTGTACATGCCGATTGAGAGATAGAGGACGGCCCTCGAATCCACGCCGTGATGAGCGATGAAGCGCTCAAGGTCGGACGGCGTGGCGGTTTCGTGGCCGTCGGAATGGACGCCGAAAGGTTCAACCGCGCGCGCGACGTTGCTCGTGATCGGTTTCCCTTCGCGCTTGGTGTCGAACACCTGGCGCAGCACCTTGAGCCGTTCGTCGGCGGCGAATGGGACTTCTTTCTTCCGATCGCGAAGCACCTCGACATGTGCGATGTTCATTTTCGACAAAGGGATGTCAGCGAAAAGCCGATGATCCTGGGTGCTTAAAGCTTCCGCCCACATCGATTCCATGATGCTGCGCCTGCGGGCCTGAGTGGTTTTGTCGAGGCCGGTGAATGCGTGCGACCGCATGTACTCCATGCAGAGCCAGCGAAATGTATTGGGCTTCACCATCGCTGAAATGGCTTTCGGCTCGACTTTTCGCTCAAGGAGCGCCTGAGCCGAGTTTCTGGCCTTCCAGTAGGCAGCGATGAATTCTTCGGAGTTGATATCGTCCGGGAGCCGGCAAATCCGCTTCCCGTCAATGCGCAGATAGTAGCGCACCGTCTTGTGCCGGCTTTTGTTGGTTTCGACGTATGGCAGATCGATGTTGGCCACGCCTGTCACGCAGACGCCCGCCAGTCATCCCCGTCGTCAGCGCCTTCCCTATGATTGAGTAGCCCGTCGTCCGGCCAATCAGCCATCGCTGCGACGATGTCGGACACGAGCCATACCTTACGAGTATGCCATCGTCTCGGCCTCGGAAGGAAGCCCTCCTGGACCATCTGGTCGACTGTGCCGACGCTGACGCCGATAGCAACCGCGACCTCTGCACGGTTGAGCCCGAGGCGAGGGACCGGACGGGTGAAGTCGATTTGGTTCACTCTCTCGGCTCCTTCTCCAGCGCAGCGCGGCCGGCGTCTATCTCCGCCAAAACACTCAACGCCTTTTCGTACCGAGTCGTGAGGTGGGGCGCGCCCGGGCGAAGGTTGTCTCGAAGATCGGCAATCTTGACCTGGCGGGCAATAGGATTTCGGCCGACACGTACGATGAAATCCTCATAGGTCTCGCCCGGCCGGCGCGTGAGAGCATCTACGGCGTTCACGATGCCCTGCGGTAAATGTGCGTCCAGATCGCTCAGGGTGAGCGCGGTGTCCTCGACCACGTCATGCAACACAGCAATCGTCTGCAATGTTGCATCCGAGAACGTTGAAGCTACCCTGAGCGGATGGAAGATGTAGGGCGCGCCTGCCTTGTCGGTCTGACCGTCGTGTGCAAGCGCCGCCATCGTGATTGCTTCACGCAGCATTGTCATGCTCGGTCCTTTTCGGATGTCGGGAGGGCGGCCGCAGCGCATGCCTGCGTGCAAAATCTAGCTATTGCAACTCTTTGGTGATCGTGGCACGATTTTCCACGCGCACCTTGGAGGGCTTGAGATGCGTAAACATCAAGAGCAGATTCGGTTTGCGCTGGTCGTCGTCCGTGAACTTGCGGCCCGAGACGGTAGGTCCCTTCTCGTACGCCTCGCTGAGGAGGCATTGTTAGAGAACGAGGTCGGCGACACCAATTCAATGGCGCAGCGACAGGCTGATAGCGACCGCATGCATTGAGGTGCGCCGGAGATCCTTGGATTTTACCCATCAGACCGAACCCTCCGCTTCGCTGGCGGCCCGGCCAGTATCATTCTCCAACATGGCTTTGATCTCATCAGCCGCCGCCTTCGCCTCGGAGATGCCGAGATGCATTGCATTCGCGTTGTCGGAATCCTCAAGCGACAGTGCGGCTAGCGCCAGCAGGCGCAGACGGTCGCGAAGGCGGTTGATGTGGTCGATCAGATCCGTACGGTTAACCATGGTTGTCTCCTGTTGCTGTGGTGGGGCCGGGCAGCGGAGAGTGCTTCGGCTTGGCGGCCTGCTTGGCGCGGATCGCCTCGACTTTCGTCCAGACGCGCGCCAGCTCGGTTTCGCCGGCCTCGTGCATGTCGAGCGCATTGGCGAGGCAGAGCGCGGCGAGCGTGACCATAACGCCGCCGGCCTCCTGATGGGGTTCGCCTATATCGCGGCCATAGACATAATCGACGAGCTGGTGCGCTTCGCTGGCGGTGCAGCCGCAGGACTGGACAAGCTCCAGCGCCTCTTCAAGGAAGCGGTGGTTCCGCTCCTCTCGATCTCCGGCGATCATAGGGCCGAAGCATTCCATCATCCACGGCTGAACCCGGTCTTGGAATGGCTCGGCGGCTTTCGGCTCTGCCGGCGAAAGCAGTTCGGCGGCCAACTCCTTGATCAGCGGGCCGGTATCGAGCATGAACCGGCGATGGTCTATACCGCCATGGCGCGGCTTCATGTCGGCTGCATAGGAAAGGTCGGTGCTGACGAAGATGGCCAAGCCGTTCAGCGAGCCGGAAACGCCCCACTTTCGACCATCACTCACGGTCAGCTCGCCGATGTGATCGGTCATATAGAGGCTGTTCGGGCTGCACTCCGTCCAGTGGCCAGCGAAAGCCGGGCCCTGCCGGTCAGGGTTGTTGGACATGTTCAATCCTTTCCGGATGTGTTTAGGGCGACGACGCACGAGCTGACCGACGTGCCGGCCGATTTGAACGACGCATCCGGCAGCAATTCGATGGTTCCGCCATGCTCGCCGACGAAGCGCCGGAAGTCGTCGGCGAGCTTGTTTGCCCGGAACATGGTGCTGGCCGACATGATCGAGACGAGGCGACCGCCCGGTTTCAGGAATTTGAAGGCGTGAAGGACGTGACGGATGTCATCCTGCTTCGCAAAGGGCGGGTTCATCACGACGCGGTCGAAGATCGGCTCCGGGTCCACCGCGAGGAAATCGACAATCAGGAAGCCGCCTTCGAAGGCGCAACGCCCCTTCGCAATGTCGCCGCGCCGTGGGTCAATCTCATAGCCGTGGACAACCGCGCCGAAGCCCTCGGCGGCAAAGGCCAGATTGCCTAGACCGGCATTCGGTTCAAGCACGATCGCACCGGGAAAGATATCGGCTCGCATGGCGATGTCTGCTGCCAGAAAGCCGGGCGTGTCGAACTGGCCGAAGTCCTGCTTGGTGCGGCTGTATTCGCCAGTCAGGATGATCGGCTCCAGCACCTCGGCTGCGTCACCGTCGAAGACATGGGCTTTTGCCGACCGGTTCCACTTGCCGCCGGCTGCCTGAAGCACCTTATCAGTTTCGCTATAGAGCTTGCGGTCGAGCTGGCCTGTGAGGATGACCTTGGAACCCTCGACAATGGCGGCGTCGAGCACCTTGAGTACGTCTGTCGCGATCTGCGGCATGGTGAAATCCTTATTTGTCGAGGGGAGTTGCGGCGCCCGGATCGGCGCCACTCGTGTCTAGGGCGACTAGCGCGCAATGCCGCCAAGTCAATCGCGTGGGTGGGCAACGCGACATGCTAATTTTCAATGGTGAGTTATGCTCTTGCGATGCAATCGATCCGAGCGCAGAATTCTCAAGCTTCAACTTTCGGGGGATTGCTGATGCCTGGGTCCAATAAGGCGATGATTCGTTACCATCTTGGTGTTGCCCTAGAGCTTGCGAAGGAAGCAGACCAAGGGATGCTGGAATACTTGATCGCAATGGCCGGCATAGAAAACGAAAAGCCGAGTGGCGCGATCGAGCGAGCGGCGGTGCGGAACATTCCACGCGAGAACATTGCTTCTCTCGAAGAAGCGTTGAAAGCTGGATAGCGATCATTCGCCACCCCCGGTGCCACTCGTGGATAGGGCGGAACCCACCTCGGCAGGGCGGAGGGAGCGAAGGGTGGCCCAAGCTGTTGAAGCCCCGCGGTCCGCGAAGAGCTTCGCACGCTCGAACTGGTCGTAGATGTCACTGGTCTCAGTAACGCGCGGCACGCACGATATTCGGTCGAGTTCTTCAGCGGCGGCCTTCAGCGCTTCCTTCAGCCTCTCCACCACATCCGCATCGGCTTGTGCATTGACGAGAGCGGAGAGGATACGGGTCTCGTAATCCTGCTGGGCGGCGGCTTTGGCTTCCGCGACGCTCGGGTAGCGTTTCTCGGCATGATCGCGATGGAGCCATGTCCCGCTGCTGCTGGTAATCTGACGGACGGTATAGACCCCGCCGATCGCCATAGCAGACCACGCGGTCTCATCATCGCTGCTATAGCTCAGAGACCACTCCAGTGCCTTCACCTTCACCGGCTCCGTCTGTTCGATAGAGAGAGCTGCGGAGAGGGCTGCGGCAATTCCGGCCCGCCTAGCGTCTTCCGCGACGGTCGCAATCTTGCTGTAATCGCTCATGGCGGCGGAAACGACTTCCTTGTGTGCAGCCACGTATGCAGTAAGCATACCGTTAGTTACCTGCATCGGAGCCTCCATTGAGGAGAGCGCGGGCGCGGCGGTCTTCGAGCCTCGCGATGAATTTCGAGAACTGGCTGCCGTTTCCAAGCCGGAAACCAATAGCGTCGGGCTCGTTAATGTGGATGTAGCAATCCTTGTAGAAGCTGCTCTCAACGCAGGTTAACTTGAAGGACGCAGCAAAAGCGCGAAGCTCCGCCAAGTCAGCCTTGAGTTCCGCAATCTCCCGCTTCATAGCCTCCGCCTTACGGGCCTCTGCGAGGAGGGCGGACATGGCGACGGGGTTGCAGGCCGCTATGTAGGCGGCGTTGGCGGCATGGGTGCCGTGCATGGTGCGCGGCGGAATGTCCGCCACGACCGGGTGGCCTCGATCTTCGATGTTCGGCCCAAGGATTGTTGCGGCGTAAGCAATCCCGCCCTGGCTATCATCGACACGATACGACCACGGCCCCGGCGTCACGCCTTCCATTGCTTTCTCGATAGCCTCGACAGCGGATATGTTGTCGGAGGTGGTCATGCTTCCGGTCCTTTGGCTGGAGCCGGCAGGAGACCTTGCGACATGATCCTGTCGTGCACGGTCTCGCCGGTCGGGAGGAGGATTTGGCCGAGAAACGCGCCCTCGAAACTGAGAATGCCGGTTTCGACTGCTGTCAGCTGGCCCTTGATCCAGTCGCGAAGGATCGACCAAACGGCGATCTGACCTTTTTCGAGAGCGCGTTTTTCGTGCTCGACCTTGGAAAGGCGCATGCGGCTGGAATACGGGTTTTCTCGAAGCCACGCCGCCGCATAACCCTTGGCGCTTGCTGTTACCTGCACCATCCGACCGCGGTACTCGAACTGGATAATGACCGTGCCGGCGGTGAAATCTTCCATCGGGGCGAACTTCGAACAGCCGAACGCCTGGATGGTCTTACGAATATCATCCATAGCCGACCGGCCCGACGTGCTGCTGGCGTAGGGAAGGGTCATGGCTGTTGCTCCCGATAGAAGGTGCACGGCCGGTAGACGACGGCCTTCTTCGGCTTGTCGGATTTCGGGAATGGGGCGGATTTCATCTTTCCGGCCGGGCGAGCGCTACCGTTGTGGCGCATGCGGATCTTCGCCACCTTTGCCTTCTCCGCGACGTCACGGGCCGTCTTTTCCTTGTGGCACTTGACATGCGCCGGCCTGAGATTGGTTTCCCGGTTCTCTCCGCCATTGATGAGGGCCGTGACGTGGTCAAGGTCCCAGCGCTGGCCTGCCTGGATGGGCTGGCTGCACAGGTGGCAGCGGTTGTCCCGCTCGATGATGCGGTCACGGACCTTCTTCGGGGCGCGGTGATCATCGGTCTTCCCGATCCATTCAGCGACGGTGCGGGCCATCAGATAAGGCCCTCCGTTGTGCCGGCGAGCATTTCGGGCCGGGCGGCAACCCGCTCTTGAAAGCGCTGCAGCGTCTCAACGGCCTGCATGACGTCGCGCTCGACGGCTGCCGATCGGCGCCGGGCGACGAGAAGCTGGATATCCTGGTGGAAGGGGTCGAGGGGCTTGTCGGCTGTTCGGCGGTCGTGTGCCTTGACGTGGGTGATGGTCATGCTGCGCTCCGCTTCTGCTCTTTCCGCTCTTCGGGAGTCGGCGCGACGAAGCCGAATTCCCGGGCGAGCAGTTCCGTCGCCGCGTTGAAGAACGCGATCATCTCGGGCTCTTCGCACTCGCGGGTGTTGATCGCGCGCGGAACGCCAACAAGGAAGCCGTTGGCGAGCCGGATCGTGTCGACGAAGTTGACGGCCGGCCGGATATACGCGTCCAGCGCCTCCTTGCTCGGCGCGCAGCCGGTTGCATCGATGCATTCCTGCAGCGTTGCCCAATAGGCTTTGAGCCGGTCCAGATTGCGCCACTGCTTGATTTCGAGCTTGACGCGCTGGCCTTGCTGGATTCCATCGAGCGCCTGCAGGTCGTATTGCATTTCCGGCACGAGCGAATGGCCACGGCGGATGAAGGCGTATATGGGCTTTTCGGTGCGCTTCGCCATGATCAGCCCCCGTTATAGGGTTCGAGCTTGGCATAGGCCCGATCTCGGATAGCGTAGGCGGCATCGATCATGTCGGCGTGACCATTACTTTCGAGGATGGCCGGCGCGTCATAGTCGTTCCAGATTTCGGCGGCCGACGCGGAATCCTTAGCCGTTGCCAGCGACGTCTCCAGCTCTTCGAGGAATGAGCCGAGGTCGAAATCGGGTTCGGATTGGTGCTCCTCCGTTTCCGGTTCCGGCGTCGGTGCGGCTTCGATTGTCTTGGAGGTCGGCGGCGCGGGCGGGGCAGGTGGCTTCGGCGGCGCGGGGCGCCCGGCGGGCGTTATGTCGCGCATCTCCTCGGCGTCGGCGATCTCGCGCGCCTCGAATTCATCCCGGATGCCGCCGAGAACGTCGCCGAAAAGTTCGCGCAGGCAGTAGCCCGCCGCGCGCCATGCCAGCATGCGCTTTGGGAAGCGAAACCAAGGGCTGTCGTTGTCCTTTTCGTAGGATCCGCCGCCCTTGTTGTACTTTGTCACCTTCGGGCTATCGGTCCAGAGCTTCGCGCGAACCGCGTCTTCCTGGCTGAACTCGACGCGCTTGTCCTCTTCGGTGTCGTTTCGCTTAGCCTCGCACCAGCCGATCAACTGTCCGCCGATCACGTCGCATCCAGTGCGCAGATAAGCGACCCGACCCGATTGCCGGACAACGTTGATCAGCCCGTCGCCATACAATGCCGGCCGCCCGTTGATCACTGTGAAGCTTCGCAAGCTCACCATCGGCTTCAAGCCAAGCTCGGCGCCCGACATGATCGCCACGGCAACAGCTGCTGCGGCGTCATCACCAACGAGATTGTTGATCAACGCGGCGGGTGCGAGCCCAGAGGCAACGACCGCGCGGGACACCCGCATAGTCTCCTCAAAGGTCTGCGGTACAATTGCGATGACATTGCCGCCGCCGGCGAGTGCAGGAACGTGAGCGTTCATCAGGCGGCCCTCTGCTCGGAGCGAATTGCCATGCCAGCCAACTGGACGCCGGAGCGTGCCGCGCGGTTGGCGAGCGTATCGACCAGTTCGCGGATCTCGGGGCGATCCTTCAGCGCCATCAGGAGCGCATCGAAGTCGGTAATCTCGGCGAAGGTGAAGGTGCGGAGCGCGACACGCGCACCGGTACGGCCGGCGCTGGCGTTGCGAGCCTGAGCGTCGCGCTCGGCATCGGCCGCCTCTTGCGCAAGGCGATCAACCTCGGCGACACGGTTATTGTGCTCGGCGATCGCCATCGCATTGGACATGCCGTCGGCGATTTTCTTGACGGCAGCCTTTTCGGCTGCAATGCGAGCCTCTTCAGCCTCGAGTGCCTTCCGCTGCGCTTCCTCGCGCGCCTTCCGCTGGCGCTCCTGTTCGAGGCGCTGCTGCTCCTGAAGGTAGGCGTCCAAGTGCCGCTTGAGCTTTTTGCTCAGGTCGGCCGGGTCATCTTTCAGCCCGCGCCACTTGTCGTCCACGCGGCGGCCCTCGTCGAGCGACGGCTGTTTTTCGACCTTGTGCAGGTCGGTGGCCTTCCTGGAGATCGTAGCGAGCCTCTTCGACCAGATCGCGGCCTTGTCGGCCTGCTCCTGGGTCGTGATCGGCGTCTTCATGAACGCTTCGGCCTGCTCCTTTTCGGATTGATATTCGAGCGTGAGGGCTTCGAACGGATCGGACGGAAGGTTGTGGCCGATGGCCGGCGCCGGCGGCTCGTCGTCCCAACCCGCACCCTCGATGGCCTTCTGATAAGCCTCGTAGGATACGGGGTGCGTCCGGCAGAAGTTCCAGGCGTCGGCGGCGTCAACCATGCGCTCTCCGCGCTTCGCCAGCCACTCACCATCATCACCGCGCCACAGCGCCACCGGCTCCCACTGGCCGCCCTTGAAGCGCGTGCGGTAGTATCCCTGCTCGGGCTGGCCTTCGTGCATAGGGCCGAAATTGCCTTCCAGAGCGGCTTGCCACCAAGCCCATGGGTTTTCCTGAGACATGCGCTGCTCCCTAGATTGCGGCTGGCACGGCTTGCGTGCCGAAGCCGATGATGATTGCGAAAACGATGATGGAGAGGAGGATCAGCGCGCCGTTGAGATCGCGCGCCGTCTCGGGATACCCATCCAGCGGACCGGGGTGCTTCGTCCCGGTGAAGACGCCGAGATCAAGCGGGGCCTGAACCTTGCAGGGGACGTTGGAGGCGAGGCAGGAGCATTCGCCGTGGGCGTTGAGGTCGCAGCGGCTCATGCCACGTCCTCCAAATCAGCGCCGGAAAGCGTCCACTCAAGAAGGCAATCCTCGCAAAGAGCCTCGCCGTCGTCGTTGAACGCGACTGCATTCTCTGGGCATCCGCGCGCGTCGCAGACCATGTTGCCGGAGCCGCCGCAATCTTCGCAGGGGCCGACACGCCAGACGTCAGGATCGTTGCCGCCGTAGCGGCTGGCATAGATCGAACCTTCACCTTCGCACTTTGAGCAAGCCAGGATCATCGTGCGACCTCCAAACGGCGCGCGGCGTGAACCACCTCGCGATTGCGCTGGACGAAAACGCCCGTGTAGGTCTCGACGAGGAAGGCATCATCAGATGCCGACAGGATCGCGTCGGCGACGGCCTTCTGGTGTTCAGCGTGCGAGCGGATCATCGTGATCATTTCCTCGCGCGACTTCCGGCCGTGGTCAGCGAGGCCGACATGCTTAGAACCGGGGAGGCGGATGCTGGTCATACGGTCAGCCATGGCGGTCACTCCGCAGCTTCGAGGAAGCGAACCGGTTCGACAGCCGGGCGGTCGCGGAGGAAGTCAGAGACGCCGTACCACTCGCGCGCCTTGCGCCGGGTCTCGGACAGACCGACGAGGTCGGTGATGTACGGAAGGGGCGACAGATTTTCGAAGGCGGAGACATCCGCGCCAGCCAGCTTGCCGGCTGCGAGGTTCGCGTAGTTCCGGCGAAGCTCCTGGAGATATTTCGCAGCCGATGCGCTTGCGTCCCGGCCGCGACGGTTGTGACCACGCACGTTGCAGATGAGCGTGCCGATCTTGTTCGTCGTCAGCTGCAAGCCTTCGGAGATGCGGTCTGCTTCGGTCTGCATGGTGGGTGATCCTCTTCGGTCCCGGTGTCGTCCGGCTATGAAGAGAACGTACATTATGTACGATGCAATGTAAAGCCAAAATCGTACGATTTGTACGATAAGAGGGATTGTCCCGAATCGAAAGAATCGACTCGACTCACGTCCCCCATTCTGGCCTCATAAGAACGAAAGGAGAACAGAATGGGTTATGCAGTTCTGAAATCGACGGCGCCGTTCACGCTCCATCTGAGGTGCGACAACTGCATGAGGGAGAGCACGCGAGACATTGAATTGCCCGTCGGGGACGACATCCCGCGGGACGCTGACGAGCTTATCGAGAGCGCTTTCCTCGGAAGCCTAAAGTTCAACTGCCGCCCGTGTGGCGGCGTCATCGGCCGACTGATCGGCATCGAAGGAGGAAACCCCTATGGGTATTGAGCGGGAAGTTCTGGAATTCATCATCGTTCCGTCGTCCGCAAAGCGTGCGGAGGTGCTGGCGGCAAAGGAGAGGATGGAGGCCTATCTGGGCAACCGGTTCCCTGGCTATAGCTTCAAGGTTGCGCAGTTCGCACCGGTCGGCGACGAGGAGGAGTTTTGCATCCTGCCGGTCATGAACTTCCTTGACGGGGAGGGTGTATCAAGGATGTGCACGCCGCCCTAGTCGTGGTTCGTTGCCGAGATCGGGGCGGCGTGTCGTGAGTTTGATGCGGCGGGGCGGCGGTCATTCGCCGCCTGATAGGGCGCTCGTCAACCATTTACTAGCGTCCCGGCCTTTCGAGCCCCCCGGATCACGGCCGGATTGGCCGTTACCAATTCCAAGCCGCATGTCGAAAAGTCACCATCATCTGAAACGAGAATGTATCCACTACGAGCGCAATGCTCCCGGATAATTATGTCTGACAGATCAAGATCACCTAACGCCGCCTCTTTAATGTGCTTCGGTATTGGGCATTGCGCTGTAACTGCACTTTCGAATGTGCAGTCTGTCAGAATATCAATGCATATGTCACGAACAGCGCTCATGTATGCATTCAAAGCGCCAGCTTTTCGGCGTGACTTGTAGCGCTTGCCGCGATCTGTTTCAGTAGCATATTTTATGTCGTATTGAATCTTGCACGCTCTGTTAAAGTATTCTGATATGACATAGTCATTTGTGACTAGTTCGTTGTCGCTCTTTAATATTTCCCCGAAAAGATTGCTGTAGTTTATGTGGTGTGGACGTGGATCGTTGCCATCGATGGCGATCCATATATTTGTATCGAAAAGTATCTTACGCTTGTTGAATGCAACACCCTTCGACGCGTCGTATATTTTTGTCATCTACGCCGTCCTGCATGATCGCCGAGAATGCTTTCAACGTTCTCCTGATTACGGAAGTACACCTTTGCTCTATCAACTACCATTTTGAGTCTCGCGAGGTGCCATTCCTCAAAGTCAACTGGTGGGGCCAGCCTCTTTCGCAAAGTACCTTCGGAGAATTCACCGTATAGCTGTCCGACTGCCGCATTAAGAAATGCAGTGGTCATCCTTGATACGCCAGAAAAACTCAACGTAACCCTGTCTCCGGATTGCACGGCTTTCTGGACATGCTCATAAACTTTCTGGCCATCACTTGCGGAGACGCATATCCCGCCACCGACGATGCTTGAAATAGAAATCTTGGTTTCCTTCATTGTTCATCACCAAATGTTGCGAGGATCGGTAACCTGCTTGAGATCATACCGCTTTTTATCCGCTGTGTTTATCTCGAGAATGACCGAGGTGCCGGGAAAGGGGTTCCGCAGCGATCCTTTAACGACGTCGCTCCCGGATTGGATCCAAACGCCTTTCGTCGATGCGACCGTCAACTTCCCATTGTTGGCTTCCACAAACTCACGGAGGAGCCTCAGTCCGAGCCCCCCTGGTATGTCGCCCTTTCTTGATGTGTTATTCGACTGCATCGCCCAATCGATAGCGTCGGCCGCTCTTGCAAAATTGTATCCCGCGTTACGAAGTGAACCCGCGATACCAATGCCGCCATCCGATACGGTAAATGATAACTTTTCAGTCCGAGGGAAAAACTGCCCACATACGCATACCTCGACTGTAGATTTTGAGTGAAGTGAACAGTTCGCGAAGAGCTCATCAATCCCTTCGTAAAATTTACTTCTAAGTGGGCTGGACATATTAGGCATTTCTGGTCGGTCGATATGATCTCTCGTGTATTTTGCGAAATCCACCTCCTTATGCAGGCCGAAGCGAGTTAGAGGCATAGTTGTATGATGAGTGTCTTCTTCTTTTTTCTTAAGCGTGTTGTTCTTCCTAAGAATATGCCGAACTTTTTCGTTTAGTTTGTACATCTGATGATTGTTTCGTTTCGCCCTACTGTGCTCAATCACGGTCATAAGCGGTGCGGCCAGATGCGCGTCAAGCCAATTCAACGTACTGCAATCAATATGGATCTCTTCATCTTCATATTGCTCTAGAGCGTTGTGCAAATCGGAAAGAACTCGAAACCCGGCGAGGTTGGAGCGAAGCTCGTAACATCCAATGGGGAGAGTGATTGCCATTCTAAAAACCAGGCATCTCGTTGGTGATCCGCCGCACCAGCGCAATTACCTGAACCGTCACGCCATCGTCGGCATCATGGTCACGCTGGATGACGATCGGCTTGTGCTTCTGGTTCGTCGATCGCGGGTGGAATTCTGTCCGATCCGGGTAAAGCTCGATCTGCTTCACGGACCACTCGCGGAAATGTCCGCCGTCGCGCTCGCGCTGGACGACGACCACCATACCGGATTTCAGCTCAACCAGGTGCTCGACATCGTCATATGCGATGCAGACAAGGCGATCACCTTCCAGGATCGGCCGCGGCTTCAGGTCGTTCATGCTGTCGCCGCTGCAGTCGAAAAGAAGCTGGCGAGCGTTCGGGAATTTCTCGTCGCGCGGGATGGCGACCATTTCCTTTTCGGATTGATCGAATTCGTCTACCTCGCGGAAGATGCCGGCCGCGACCACGCCGGCGATGAGGCCGGCACCCATGCCGACGCGTGAGAGGACGACCTCGCTCGCGGCGGGCATCCCGTCGTCCTCGCCGTCATTGAACAGTATCCAGCCAGCGGCGACGCCAAACAGCTCGCCGTATTTCTCGGCGGCCTTCTTTGAGATCGGGCGGTTGCCGTTCTCGTGGCTGATCAGCGTGTTCTTGTTGATGTCCCTTGGGAACGCGGCGGCTGCCTCGGTCGGGCTTTCAAACCCAGCCGCTGCTCGCGCGCGCTTCAATCTGTCTTTAGGCATTTCCATTCGTACATTATGGCCGATAATCATCGTGCGAAGTGTACGAATAAGGCTTGCTCTTTTGTCGTACCTTTTGTACGATAGCTTTCATGAGCAAAACACCCACCTCCATTTCAGCCCTTATTGATGCATGGGAAACCATCGGCGAATTCGCGACCGACGTAGGTTGCGGATACGAGGCAGCCAGGCAGATGCGGCTCCGCGAGAGCATTTCGCCTCGGCACTTCGATGGCGTTATTGCGGCGTCAGCTCGGAAAGGGCTGAGAGGCATCGACTGGAAGTGGCTGTCAGCTCGCCATGCGTCCTCGCGGAAGGCGGTGTCCGCATGAGCGCCGATATCGTCGCCGCCGACCAGCTCAAGGCCATCGTTCAGCGCGTCGAGCGTCTCGAAGCCGAGATTGCCGACCTGAACGCGGACAAGTCCGAGATCTACAAGGAAGCCCGCGCCAACGGCTTCGACGTCAAGGTCCTCAAGAAGGTCGTCTCGAAGCGAAAGATCGATGAGCACGAGCGCGTCGAGCAGGATCATGTCTTCGACATCTACTGGGATGCGGTTCACGGGCTCAACCTCGTGCATGCACACGCACGAGAAAACATTGAGGAATTTGACGCGGAAACCGGCGAGGTGTTCGGCAACGACGTCAGCGCCAAGCTGGTCGCGACCGTCGCCACCGGCTTGCAGACCGAGACCGGTCGCAAGGCACTGGTGAAGGCTCTCGACATCATGATCGAGCGTGAAGAGGAAGATGAGCGCCGTTCCGACCTCGGCCTCAACATCCTCACCAAGCACGAAGACATCAGAACAGCGCCGGAGACGGCAGAAGAGATTAGCCGGCCCGCGGCCTCGGCCGTTTCCGGTGGCGAACGGAGCGTACCAAGTCCCGATGCCGGTAGCGTAAAAATGGATGGTTGCAGCCATCCTGGCCGGTCCGACGAACAGTCGGCTCATCTGAACGCCAAATCGGGGCAAGCCACCAACATCAATTCCGAGAAAGCCACCGTCGCCACTCAAGGCGAAGCGACGGCACCAACCAGCGACGAGCGCGTAAGTCTCCCGGTTGACGATAGGAGCGATGCCGCCGCCAACGCAGGAGGCGACGATGTAGAGAGCAGCGCACCGCGCGCGGGCATTGAGACCCAGACCTCGAACACAGGGGAGGGTGCCGCATGCGCTCTCCCCAATCCAGACCGGTTCATCGAAGACGTTCCGCCGACGCCAATGAAGCGGCTGCACTATGCCCATTGCTTCCCGGAACTCACCAAGGCCGAATACGGGCGCCTGGAATTCAGCATCATCGGCATTGGTGTCTCCAGACCGATCATTCGCATGGGCGATGTGATTGTTGACGGCTGGGCTCGATACAACATCTGCCGGGCTCTCGGCATCTCGTACCCGATCAAGAACTACAGCGGAAACGACGTGCTCCTCGACGTGATCGAGTGGCAGCGCGCCGCCCGCAATTTCACCCCGGCACAGGAAAAGAAGATCGCCGCCGAACTGGCGAAAGAAATCCCGCATCGTGCCGGCGACATCATGGCCGCCTTCGGGCTGGTCGAAGCTCTGGAGGCAGCAGAATGATCCGGAAATCTTCATGGTGGTCTCGCGCCTCGATTGAACAGAAGCTCGCCCAGATCGACGGCGGCATTGAATGCGGAATGAGCGGCCGCTTCATCGCGATGAACGTCGGCACGACGCGCGCGGCGGTCCTTGAGTTCGGGCGCAGGCATGGCCGGAGGTTCATCGCCCGTGCCTCCGCCGCGAACAACCGATGGGCCGGCCGGATCTCTGGCGTTGAGCGTGCTCGCCGCCTCGGAAAGATGGATTGCGAAATTACCTCAGCCTTCACGATCTTTGACGACCTGCCGGCCGAGCGTCCGTTCATTGACGAGGTGCCGGCATGAGCGCGCCTCGTTCCATCATCACCACCGAAGATGGCACCACCATCATCGTGGACCCTGATCTCGGCGCGGTCTCTGGCCGAAACCGCGAAGCCGCCGAACGCGAAATCGCGCGGCGGAAGGAGGCGAGGGAAGCGGCATGATTGAGATCGGCCTGGGCATCCTTGCCATCCTCATCGCTGGTGCCGGTGTCGCCTTGATGATCATCGCGCTCAACGCCGATCGCCGCTTGGAGGCGGCAGATCACGATTCCTGTTTCGGTCAGCCCGGTTCCCCCTCTTCAACCGGCTGACTGAACGGCCGGCGCGCTCGCACCTCCTCCCTCGGCGCGTCGGCCAACACTTTAACTCTCGGAAAGCCGCCTTGCAGCCGCAGGATAACCGGGCTGATGGCGCTTCCCAGGCTGACGAATGACGAGGACGCCGAAGCCGGGGGAACCCCGGCGTCCTCTCTGGCCCCAGCGAGTTTTGCGGCGGGGCTGGGGAACTGGATGATGGCTTCGCTCTGCGGCGGACCGAGCGGAGAGGTGGATACGCCGGCAAGCGCGCCCGTCTCTCCGCCGAATTTTGAAGGTCGCTTCATGTGCAACTCCTTCGGGCTTGAACAATCCGAAGATCACATAGAGGCGACGGAATGTACGGAAATAATATTGGCAAATCCGGAAAGAATGTCTCCGAGGATGAAATGAGCAGCGTCGCATTGATAGAGGCGAAGAACTGGGCAGATGATCTTATGTCGCGCGAATTTAAAGGCCGCGGCGACAAGGAGTATCTGGCTCGCTACCGCCTATCTGAGCGCACTGGCGTATCCGAGAGCTATCTATACCGTCTCCAATACAAGACGCGCGACATGAAGGACGTGGCCGGATCTGTCTACCGGGCGCTGAAACTCGCCTACGACGAGGCGTGCCGCAGGAACGAGGAAGCGGCGGACAGGCATCGTGCCGAACGCCTCAGCATGGACGGTCATCATGAAGCGGCTGACGAAAAGCTTGGCGCGGCGGCTGTGGGAGTGGCTTCGGCTTCTCTGGAAGCGCCGAAAGAGGCGGAGAGATAGGTGATGCAGCAACTGGAGCTCAGTTTTCGTCCTCTCCGTATTCTCGTCGGATGCGAGACGAGCGGAATAGCTCGCCGGGCATTCGCGGACCTCGGCCACGATGTTTGGTCCTGCGACATTCTCCCGGCGGAAGATCGCTCCAATAGACATATCATCTGCGACATCCGCGGCGGCGTCCTAAGAGACGGCTGGGATCTGCTCGCCGTCATGCATCCCCCATGCACCCGCCTTTGCCGATCCGGCCGGCGCTGGATGTCGGGCCCCGGCAAATGGACCGAACCGAAACAGCTCCCGAAGGGTCGCACCTGGCAGGACATGAAAGACGAGTTCGAGGAAGGTGTCTCGATCTTCGAAGCCTGCTGGAACGCGCCGATTGATCGTATCGCTGCCGAGAACCCAGGAATGAACGATCTGGCTCGCGAGCGGATGCCTGAAGACCTCCCTGAGCCTCAGATTGTCCAGCCGTTCTGGTTCGGCCATCCCGAGTACAAGGCCACCGGCTGGTATCTGCGGAACCTCCCGAGGCTTGAGCCGACTGATATGTTGCTGGAGCCCGAGCGGGGTTCTCCCGATTGGATTGCATGGAACCGTGTCCACCGGATGCCGCCCGGACCCGAGCGCGCCCGGCTGAGAAGCAGATCCTTCCCCAACATGATGAAAGCGGCGGCAGCTCAATGGGCTGGATATGCCGTGGAACACTTGAGGACTGCAGCATGATCGATTCCGCCGGGATGATCTCACGCCACGACGGCAACATTTGCCTCACGAGCGGCAGCAAGGAAGGCCAGCCTCGCACGCGACGGGGAGCATTTGCCCTCGATAGCACGAGCGCAGAAAGCAAGGGCTCGCTGGAAGGCCCGGCCGTATGTGACCGGCCATTTCTCAGCCAGGACGAACATGGCGTTTCGAACGTCTTTGATCTCCATCGCGCGGGGCATACCCGGAAGCAAAACGGCAAGAGCGCGGTCCCAAGTCACAGAAAGCATTTCGTATTTCCCTGTCTATCCGGGGCCATGAATGCAGATCGTGCGCGGGTGGTTCCGTGTCATTCCGATGAAATTTCGCCGTTCTCATTCTCGACGAGCGCTACCCATTCTAGGGAGTTAGCATAGCCATGGCGCAGCACCTGTTGTTCAGCGAGCACCTGACGGCGATGGAGGCCCACAAGCCCATTGCCGACACCTATCTTGGACAAGCGCATATCGCCGGCACAGGCCCGGAAGGCCGAACCTGCCGCGAATGCCGCTTCTGGCACGCCTGGAAATGGCGGAAGCTGGTAGGGGGGGGCAAAGAGCTTGTGGCCGGAGACCCCGGCTACTTCGGAAAGCGGCACAAGCTCCAGCCGCTCGGCCTCAAAAAGGCAAAGTGCAATCGACCTATTCTAAACAAGGCGAACCGGCTCATCCCGCACTGCGCCAAGGCGTGCCGCCTTTTCGAGCCGGCCGAGCGTCCGTTGCCAGAGCGGAGGCCGGATAATTGACCGACGCGGAACTTCTCCGAGAAGAAATCGCTGAGCTCGAGGCGCAGATTTTCCGCCTTAGGGGAAGCATGGGTAAGGCAGACAATGGCGTGAAGCTTCAGCGGCTCGCCATTGTCACGCGCCTTTGCAACCGCTGCAAACGCGCGCTGGCGAATCTGTCGGCGCGCGGGGAGGCGGCATGACCTCAGCGGATCATCTTCGACGGAATTTCCTCGCCCGGTATGGGCGTGACATCCGGTGCCTCTTCAGGAACGACATCTGGTCCCGGTTCCTCGATCGGACGTTCCGGAATGTCCGGCAGATCGTCTGGAGTCTCTTCCGGAGGAACTTCCAAGGGCTTCTTCGGATCGTTTGGGTCATTGGCCATATCGCTCTCCTCTACGCATGTGCAACCGGGGTAGGTGGTCGAATGTTCCGTGAGGTGACGACATGAGCCAGAACACCTCATCGGCCGTGATGCAGCAGCGCACCGAGGCGCATGACAGCCTCGACGATTTCCCGACCCAGCCGTGGGGTACGCGGGCGCTCTGCACCCATGTGCTTTCCGGTTGCTACCTCAAGAGCAAGACCGCGTGGGAGCCAACGTGCAATCGCGGTCACATGGTTGACCCTCTTGGCGAATTCTTCTCCGCGGTATGGGCGTCTGATATCCACGACTACGGCTTTGAAGGCGCATTCCAGCACGATTTTCTGATGCCGTTCCTGCCGCAGGTCTTCAAATGGTGTGGCGATGGTCCTGACTGGATCGTCGCGAACCCTCCATTCCGCCTCGCAGAGCAGTTCATCGCCCGCGCGCTGGACGTTGCCACCGAAGGCGTGGCGATGATCGTCCGCACCTCGTTCCTTGAGGGCGTCGGCCGATACGAAAACCTCTACAGCAAGCGCCCGCCGAACATCGTCGCGCAGTTCTCCGAGCGCGTCCCGATGGTCAAGGGCAGGTTGACCGCAACCGGCTCGACGGCAACGTCCTATTGCTGGCTGGTCTGGCTGACCGGCGTGACAGGCACGAAGCTGGTGTGGATCCCGCCATGCCGCAAGCAGCTTGAGCGCCCCGAGGACTACGCGGCCTATCGCAAGGTGGCGGCATGATCTGTCCAAATCGAAAGAGAGGCCGCAATCGCCGCCTCTCCAGATCGCTAGAGGTTCTACGCGGACAAGCGTCCGCCACCGGATCGCGAGCGGATCATCCACGGCATGATGCCAGCAGATTTCACCAGAATGCCCTTCTTCTCCCCAAAGGAGCGGATGGCGTCGCGTCCGACCTTTACAGGTTTGAGGCCGTCAAAGGCCATGTAGCAGGTCTTCAAGGTCGCATCGTGAATTATGTCACGATCGCGCTCAGGCCACTCTTCCAGAAAGTCGATGGCGTCTTCCAGACACGTTATCTCCCGGATCAGCTCTTTGCGTTCCTTCAGATATACGGGCCTATCAAATACCTTCGAGTTCATCTCTACCTCACTGAAAACGTTGGTGATCAACAAGGATGGCGTCGGAATCGGACGCCGACCACCAATCTATTTTCGAGGTTTTCTGGTTTCAAGAATGTACCGGCCGCCAACCTCAAAAAATTTGGTGAGGTGGCGGCATGACCATCACCTTCCTCGAGGCCTACGCCCTTCATGGCCGGAACAGCATGGCGATCGCCGAGGCTTGCGGCATCGACGAGAGCGATGCGTACAATCTCATGGCTGCCCGCGCTGATCTTGATCATGGCGTGACGCCCTCAAGCACCGCCGTTGGAAAACGTCGCAGCGCGCCGGCTTTGCTCCGTAGCGGCGGCGATACCGCGGCTCCCTCCCAATCGAACGCGAGAGGGGAGTTTCAGTGAGCCGTTGGGTGCGCATCCAGGTCGATATCCACGAGCATAGCGTTTTCGCGCCGGAACCCTTCACCGAGCGCGAGGCCTGGCAATGGATGATTTGCCGGGCAGCGTGGAAGGAGACCGCTCACCGGGTCGGCGCTTCGGTCCACAAGGTGCCCGTGGGCAGCTTCTTTGCGACCGTCCGCGAGATGCAGGCGGTGTGGAAATGGACGTCCACGCGGCGCGTAGCGCAGTTTCTCAACCTGCTTTCCGAGCAGAACATGATTGAAACACGCTCTGAAACAGGAAAGACGCTCGTAACTGTCTGTAATTACAACAGATATCAGAATGTTGAAACACCTTCTGAAACACCACAAGAGCCAAATCCGAAACAAGAACGAAACACTAAAGACACCAGTTTACCAGAACACCAAGGTTCTCCTGGGCTGCTTAGCGAGCGCGAGGATTGCGATCTCGATCCGACGACCCTCGAAAGCAAATTGCGGGATGCTGCCGGCGAGAAGATGCAGCCGCATGGCGGGTTCGTTGTCGGCCCGGTGATGGAGCTCGTCCGAGCCGGCGCCGATATCGACCTCGATGTCCTGCCCGCCATCCGCGCCGTCGCCGCCCGCCTTAACCGGCCAGCCCGATCCTGGGATTACTTCGTCCCGGCGATTCAAGACGCGATGGACAAGCGCAAAGCCGCTGCGACCTGGGAGCACCGCGCTCAAGCGCCGCCAGGGTCGAAGCCGCCCAGCGCGGCGATGCAGCGCCACGAGCGCCTACGGCAGAACTTCAAACGCGAAATCAACGGTGATGAAAATGCAGACAGCGCCAGCCCTATCATCGACCTTTCAGAGCGAGATTACCGCCCTCACTGAAAAGCTGTCCCCGTCCGGCGCCGACGAGGTGGCGAAGTGCATCAACGCCCTGCTCGACGCCGGCCTCATGATCCCGTCGGCGGTAAGCGAGAACGACGCGATCGACCTCTACCGCGAGGCGCTGTCAGCAGCGCCGATCGACGGCCTGCGCAAGGCGTTCATCAAGCTCAAGCGCGGCGGCTACTCGAAGTATCTGGCGTTCCTGCCGAACCCGTCGGAACTGGCCGCTCTGGCCAATGGTGAGGCCCAAAGCCTTCGCGACGACCGCGCCCGGATTTCCGAGCGGGCCAGGATGGTTCGCGAAAACGCGCAGATGAATATCAGATCGGGGAAGTATGCCCTGCTGAAGAACCTCGGCGACGACGCGCGCCGGAAAGCCGAGGAGCTTTCGCTCGACGGCTGGTATCTCTTCGAAACCTGCCCGTCTCAAGAGGCATGGGTGGGTCGCGTCAAGAAGGGCCTGCCGGTTGGCGCGATCTTCCTCTACGCCATCGGTGAAATCTGGGCGCCGCCGGCCGCCACCATGGCGGGGAGGGCCGCGGCATGAACATCCAGGTGTCGGCCAAGACTTTCACGAGCTCGGCCGCGCTTCTGGCCGACCACGCTGCGGTGCGGCGCCGGCTGTTTGGCCGGGCACCGGTCAGCCCTGTAGGTCCCGAGCCGGTGGACGCGGAACGTCTAATCACCGTTCGCCGCCGGCTGCCGGCCGTGAACCTGCATTTTCACGATGCCCATGTCAGGGCTTTCCGCCGGTGGCAGATGATCGCAGCAAACGGGCCCTGCACGGCGCATATCCTGAAACGCTGCGCAGAGGCGAGGGTGTCGTTCGAGGCTGTCATCGGTCCCTGCCGCAAGCACAGGGTCGCTCAGTTCCGGCATCTCCTCATGTGGGAGATCAAGACCATGGTGAAACCATCGATCAGCTACCCGGAACTTGGGAGGCTCTTCGGCGGGAGAGACCATACGACGGCGCTGCATGGCGTGAGGGCGCACGCGGAACGCATCATGAGCAAGGAGCGGTAGTTCAATGGCAAGACGAGGACGGAAGGCAAAGGTCGGCGCGATCACTTTGGCGGGAATCGGGCATTGCCGAGCCGAGCCAGCACTGAGCGAGATCGATAACCCGCTCTACAACCGGGCGCATGACGGCGAGACATGGAACCCGAAGAAGACCATGGCGGTGAAGAACATGAAGGAAAGTGCGCTCGTCGTGCTTGAGCAGCGGAAGCTTATCGACGAAGCGCAGGCCAAGGCCGGCGAGCGGTTCCGTCGGATTTGGGAGGCGCTTGGCGGCGCTGGCGCCGGATCGTTCGATTACAGCCGGGAGCCGGTTGATGGTGGCGGTCCGCGATCGGCGCTGTCCGACCGACAGATCCAAGCGGGCATTGACCTTGCCGATTGCCGGCGCGTCCTTGGCATCGGCTATGACGTCATGGTGAAGGTTGCGGGTGAGGGAAGGGCGGTTGCCGACCTGACCCAGAGCAAGAATCTTCAGCGCGCCTATGTAGAAATGCTGAAGCAAGGGCTTACCGCGCTTGCTATCCATTTTGGCTATGAAAATCACGGGAAACTGCGGAAAAGTGCTTGATCCGGGATTCCACTCGAAACCCGAATAAGCTATACGAAATCTATAGTGGTGATTTGCGCTCAAGGGCGACTTAACCATCAGGGCGCGGATGACAGTTAGAGCGTAATCGCTGCTGAAAGCCGGTTCGCACCGGTCGCGCCCGAAAAGAATTCAGCCATACGAGGGGAAGCCGCTGCGCCCCGCACTACTAGGAGCCATGGCCACCTGAGGGTGACGACGCCAAGGCCCAGCGGCCAAGCCGGGAGGCTAGCCCGGCATCTTGTCGGTGTAGAGCAGCCCGGTAGCTCGCTTGGCTCATAACCAAGAGGCCGCAGGTTCGAATCCTGCCACCGCAACCAATTCATCTTTCGCGGCAAATTGTGCCAGCGACCCCGTCGCGGTCTGTCACCCGAGGCGGGGCCGCTTCCCTCACGCAGTCGGCATCGGCGCCGCGCCATCATAAGACTTGTTGGCTAGCCATTCATCTCGGTGGTGGCTTGCTCCGCATTGGCACTCGACGACTTCATCATCGTCAGCGTCCCATACCGCCGGCTCTTCGGCTCGACAACTCGGGCAGCTAGGCAGGTAAATGCTCAGTGACACGCGCATAGGCTATCTCCTTCAATCAGATTGGGGGGGCGCCCGCTCCTGGTAGCGATGAAAGCGATAGCAGCTGATAGGCATGGCATCGCGGGCACAACAAGTGTGAGCCTAAGCGCGCAGATTTTCAACCCAGCAGAAAGGAACCAGCATGCGCATGATCCGAAGTCTTGTCTGTGCCGGCCTCGCCCTCGCGGCCATGGCCCTCACAATGTCGGCGCCCGCGGTCGCGGCCACGCCCACCGACCCCGGTATCTACGAAGCCGTCAAGGCATCGATCGACGCTCCGGCCATCCTCCAGGTTCACGAAGACGCCGTCGCGCTGACCTGCGAAGCCCCCGCCGCCACGCTGAGCCGCGCCGACGGGCGAAGTTCGTTCCCGGGCGAAACGATGAACGTTGCCGATGCCACCGGCGCCCGCCTGCACTTCGTCGAGGTGCGAAGGCGTTGCTGATCCCGCATGCCTGAAACGAGAGCCGGGCTTCGGCCCGGCTTCTCAAAACCAATGCCACGCGATCCAGAAGCAGGCGTAGGCAATCACCCCGATCACGAAGAGCCAAGCGATCTGTCGAGCGGCCATGAACGCCTCCTTCGGTTTGAACGACTGTTACCGGAACGCAACCATAGATGATAGGTTCAGATGCTTCCCTCTGTATCCTCGGTGAAGGGTAGAGGCAGGTCTTCAGTAGGTTTCGAGTTCTTCCTTGGTTTCGTAGCCACATTTATGGCAGCGCCAAGTGATGAAAGCCCCAACGGCCAATCCGCCCGCCTCCCATCCCGGCGAGCCATTTTGTTTCATTGCGCTGTCATGCCCAAAACGCTTGGTGACCATTTCCATCTCGCCATGTCCTTTTGGGCAACTCCGCTCGCTCATCAAATCCTCCCAAGGTTAGCCCATGCCAGTCCTGAAAAATGTCCGGCATGAGAAGTTCTCGCAGCGCCTATCCGAAAGCAAGCCATGATTGAGCGCCCACAGCCGCCAGAAAGCATGTTCGGTGTCGACGGCTCGCCGTTCACGCCAGCCCTCGACATGTCGGAGTGGGTGCGCGTCACTTTCCTCGATGAGGCGTCTCCCGTCTCTAATCCCGAGCATGCTCATCTGGCAGAAGCCCATATCGGCTATCTCTGGGCAGCCGTGGAGAACACTCGCAAGGGCAAGCGCGTCATAGGTCAGTGCGAGACCGGAACGCCACAAGGCGCCATGGGTAAGTGGGCAAAGGCTCGCGTCGAGCAGCAGATCACGGAATGGTTCGGCTCAGTGCCGGATTTCATCATCACGCTCGATGCCCATTACTGCGCCCAGTGTGGTGATGCCGAGTTCATGGCGCTGGTCGAGCACGAGCTTTATCACGCCGCCCAGGATTTCGATTCATTCGGCGCTCCGAAATTCAACAGCCAGACTGGTCGCCCGGTCTTCACCATTTGCGGGCACGACGTAGAGCAATTCATCGGTGTCGTCCGTCGCTATGGGGCAGATGCTGCCGGTGTTCGCGAGCTTGTAGACGCCGCCAGCCGGCCGCCGGAAATTGCCCGCGCGCACATCGAGCATGCATGTGGCACCTGCAATCTGCGAGTGGCCTAGCCGACGACGATCTGGCCTTTCTGAACTTGCTCCGTAACATCCAGATCAAAGCGTTCTGCCTTGGCGGGATCACGGCCAAAGCGCGGTGGTACGAAGTGCAAGAAGTAGGACGCATTCCGGCTCTTTGAGCGTTCGATCTCAGTGTCGGACAGCTTTTGCCCGACATAGATCCCGCCTCCGATATGATGGCCCTCGACCACAACCTCTCTTTTCAAGGTGAACTTCACGGGGGTGATGGTCATCGCTTTCCTCCATTTGACTGGACTTTGACACGGCCATGGCGAAAGCGAAACTCTCGGACGAGATAAAGACGTACATCGTGCAGGCTCTGGCATGCTTCGATAGTCCTTCGATCGTCGCTGCTGCGGTCAAGAAGGAGTTTTCCATCGAGGTCAGCCGGCAGCTTGTCGAGAGCCATGACCCGAACAAGAAGGCTGCTTCCGGCCTGGCGCCCAAGTGGCGCATTCTCTTCGAGGAGACCCGGAAGACATTTCTGGAGGATACCGCTTCCATAGGGATCAGCCATCGGGCCGTTCGCCTTCGCGCGCTTCAGCGCATGGCCGACAAGGCGGAGGGGCAGGGCAACATGGTCCTGGCATCCTCCCTCCTAAAGCAGGCGGCGGAAGAGGTCGGTGGGAGCTGA